GACCTCTTGTAAGAATCTTTTCGTTTGACGCTTTTGTGTAGGTTTTTGAGTTTGTTTGAAGGGTTTGACTTCTAAAATCATTGTTGTTTCTTTGCCTGCTTGTCTAACTTTGGCAATAAAGTCAGGAAAATATCGATGCACCTTATTGTCAACTGGAGACACATATGGGATTGGCAACTCCTCAGACGCCCACCAGATGATATTTGGATGCTCGTCTAGCCACTTCATTACACGAAGTTCCCAAGATGACCGATAGACAATATTGTTTGGGTCACCTTTGTATTTCTTTGGGTTTTTAGGTTTAAACCATCCGCTATATGACATAAATACTATCTATCTCTCTTAACAGGATTCATATGGCTCTATTCGGCTTTGGCGACATAACATTTGATAGAAGTAACGGCGAAAGAGGACCTCTAGGTCCATTAACCGCCAACGAATTTCAAAAAACAACACTAAAATATCCAATTGATTTAGGTAATACCGATAAAGGGCATTACTTAGTTATTTACATTCGAAAACAAAAGAAAACTTCTTTTGGAGATGTAGGAGGACAATCTATAAGTGAGGGAGCTTTAGATATTGCCACAAAAGTGCAACAAGCCGCTTCAAAAGCTCAAATTATGGGAAGTATTAGCAAAGCAAAAGATGCTATAAACAATGCTAAAGCAGGATTTTCTTCTGACATAACAGGAAAAATAAACAGTTTGTCCTCGCAAAGCGGTATTTCAAACATATTTAATAAAGTAGCTGGTGGAGTTGTAAGTGGTGTTAATAATTTATTTGGTCAACCAACTATTACTTTTGGTGGCAACTCTGCTGCCACCGAAGAACAAATACAAACATCGATTCGTAAAATAACTGGCGCAGGAAATTTAAATTTTTTAAGAACAACAGTTTTAACTTCTGATGCCATTGCTCTTTATATGCCTGACACTTTGGTATATTCCTATTCACAAAATTATGACCAATTATCTTTAGGTGGTGAATTGGGTGGTCAAGCCGCAGCTGCAGTAAAATCTGCTGTCGAAGAATATGAAAAAACAGGAAAAGCAACCGCAGCAGTAGGTTCGGCTCTTAAAAGTGGAGTAAATGTTGGGGCAGAAAAAGGTCTTAAAGCTTTAGGTTCTATAACAGGAAGTCAACAAACGGCTCAAGCAATTCTTGCTGCTACGGGTCGTGTTGAAAATCCAATGTTAGAGATGGTTTACAAATCTCCTGCATTTAGAGATTTTCAATTTGATTTTACATTTTATCCAAGAAGCGAAAAAGAAGCTTTAGAAGTTCAAAAAATTATTGGTAAATTAAAATTCCATCAGGCACCTGAAATTTTACAAGGTGAGGGAGCTCAAGCAAGTGGGTTTTTAGTGCCTCCTTCGGAATTTGATATTAAATTTTATTATAATGGTGCTCAGAATCCAAATATACCAACAGTAGGTACTTGCATATTAAAAAACATACAAGTTAATTACGCACCAAATGGATTTTCTGCTTATGAAATACCTGGAGAAAACGGACCGGCGGTTGGTAGAACAGGTATGCCAGTATCAATACAAATGACTTTGAACTTCCAAGAAGTTGTTATTCTTACCAAGTCAGATTTTATTGAAAATCCAAATGATAAAGCGAAGCAAGACAAAAAAGCGGCTTTTGCTGAAAAACCTTTAGGTAACATTTCTGATATTATATCTCCATAATGGCTAAATTTTTTAATTACTTTCCAAAAACATTATATTCTGCAAACACATCAACAACAGCGCTTGATAGTGTTACAAATATAATTGCTAGATTTGCATTTGAAAATTCTTTAAAACAGAACTCATCTGCATTTTACAAATATCAAATACAAGAATCTGATACTCCAGAAATTATTGCTCACAAATACTATGGCAATTCTGAAAGACATTGGATTGTGTTATTGTTTAATGATGTTATTGACCCACAGTTTGATTGGCCATTAAAAAGTGATACATTAGTTGAATTTATTGACCAAAAATATTCTGCAAACGGTGCAGCTAATACAACGGTTCAATCTGGTCTTGCTTGGGCAATGAGCATCAATAATACTCAAGCATACTTAAAAATAATTACTTCAACAGCAAATGATGGAACAATTACAACAACAAAGTTACAAGTAGATGCTAACACTTATGCTAATGTTGCAGCTACAACAAATACTTACACAACGGATGCAGGCGAAACGGTTACTATTTCCGTAACAAAAGAAAAAAGAACTTATTATGATTATGAAATTGAAGAAAATGAAAGTAAAAGAGAATTAAAACTATTAAAACCAGAGTTTGTTCCTGCCATTGAAAAAGAATTTAAAAAGATAATTAAACAATGACATTTGAAGTAAGAAAATCAACGCAATTTGAAATACGAGAGCTTACCTTGGTTGTTAAAGGTGGGTCAATTGATATTAGTTCAATTTTTGAAGAATTAAATATTTTTGATTCTTTGTTTTTGCCTGTAATTAGTGGCAATATTTTAATTACAGATTCTATTGGCCTATCAGGAAAATTATTGTTTGATGGGTCAGAAGTTCTTTTGGTTGATATTGCTAAAAATTCAAATTCAGATATCGCTTCTTTTAAGAAGGCTTTTCGTGTTTATAAACAATCTGGTCGAGCTGCAGAAAATTTAAGTAGTGAAAAATATATTCTTCATTTTGTTTCAGATGAATTAATGTATTCTGACCAACAAAAAGTAAATCAATCGTTTGAAGGCACATATTCTTATGTTGTTGAAAAGATACTCGAAAACTATTTAAAAGTGCCTGTTGGTGAAGCAAAAGGTTTGTATGAAAATTCTAGTGGTTTAAAAAAGGTTGTAATACCAAATTTAAAACCGTTAGAGGCAATTGAATGGTGTGCCAAAAGAGCAGTGGATATAAACCAAGCTCCAAACTTTATGTTTTATCAAAACACAATTGGCTATAATTTTGCTTCTTTGTCCACATTACTTACCCAAGACAACATATTAGAAATTAAATTTGAACCAAAAAATTTAGCAAGTTCAAATCCAATATTTGAAATTAGTGGTGCTCGAGCTATTGAAGTTGTTTCGCAAAACGATAGTGTGAAGAAAACAAAAGAAGGTGTTAATGCCGGTCAATTTATTGGTTTTGACCCACTTACTAGAACAGTAGCAAAAAAGAATATTAGTTTTGGTGATGTTTTTGAATCATTAAAACATGCAAATGAAAATCCAGATATTTCAATTATTAAAAATCGAGATGGGTTAGATTCAACACAAACTTATGATGCTAAGAAAACAATGAGCTCATTTAATACTGCCAAATTAGTGAGTTCTTACATCAAAAAAAATGACCCAACATCTCTTTCTAAAATTGAAAACTTAGAAGCGTTTTTATTTCAGCGGAAAGCAATTATATCAACTCTAATGAATAAACGAGTTAAAATTGCTATGCCAGGCAATTTTCAATTAACATCAGGATTTAATGTATATTTGGATGCACCAACTTTAGGTGCTAAAGAAAAAGGCGGCGACAATAAAGATGTTAGTTTAAGTGGCCAATATTTAATTGTTGCTTCTAGGCAAATCATTGGTTACGATAAACACGAAACAGTAATAGAAGTAGCTACAACATCTTCAGAAAATGATTTTGTTCCTGTGAGTAGTATAAATCAGCTTGAAGAATTGAAAGAGTTTACATTATGAACGAACAAAAAGATTTTGCAGGTAAAGGTGGTTTTGTTTGGTGGATGGGTTTTGTAGAAGATAGGCAAGACCCACTTAAAATGGGCCGTATGCGTGTGCGTTGTATTGGTTGGCATGCAGACAATAAAATGCAATTGCCAACTGAAGGTTTGCCATGGGCAACACCAATGCTTTCAACAAATAATTCAAATCCATATCCATTAAAAGAAGGAGATATGGTTGTTGGATTTTTTACAGATGGAGAAGCCGCACAAGACCCAATTATCCTAGGAACTTTTCCTGGTTTATCTCTTAAAGTAGGTAATCGCCAAGAAGCATTTAGTGATGGCCGAACAGAAGAACAATTGACTACATCACCAGTCAAACCAAATGAACAACCTACATTGTATCCTAGACAATTAGATGAACCAAGCACTTCTCGCCTAGCAAGAAATGACCCAGCTTATCCATCTTATATTGTTCAAAATAAAAAAGCAAATAGAGCACCAAAAGTAGAACCTGAGCCATATTATGCGGCTGTTTATCCATATAATAATGTATATGAATCGGAATCAGGTAATGCAATAGAAATCGATGATACAAAAAACCATGAGCGCTTGCATTTTTATCACCGCTCAGGTTCATATGTTGAGTTTGGTCCAGATGGTGACCGTGCAGAAAGAATACAAAAAGATAAATTTACAGTAGTCATTGGTGACGATTCTGTATATGTCCAAGGTGAGGTAAAACTGTATATTGATGGTAATGTTATCGCAGAAGTTGGTGGTAACTTGCAGGCAACCATTGGTGGAAATGTGACCGCTGATGTGGGTGGTCAAGCAGATATAACTGTTGGTGGAAACATCAATGCTACTGCACCAAACCTAAATTTGACTGGTGATTTAAATGTAACAGGCCAAGCGACAGTAAGTAAAAACATATTGGTTGGCCAAGGAATCACAACAGGAACAGGTGGTGGCGGAGGCAATATGACAGTCAATGGTTCTGCCACATTTACTGGAGATGTAACGGCACAAGGCACCAGTGTTCATACTCATACTCACTCTGGAATTCAACCTGGTGGTGGAAACACTGGCCCTCCAAACTAGAATAAATAAACAATGGCAATCGTAGATATAGAATCAGCACGAACTTTTAAAGACCTGGATTTGAATTTCACTATTCATCCAGTTAAAAAAGACATTAACACATACAAAAATGAGTATGCGGTAATCAACTCAATTAAAAATTTAGTATTGTTAAATCATTATGAAAAACCATTTAGACCAGAAATAGGAAGTAGTATTCGAGCACTATTGTTTGAAAATATCGATAGTGTTATTGCTGCTCAAATTGAAAGAGCAATTGTAGAAACAATTAGCAACTTTGAACCAAGAGCAAGAGTGTCTGTTGTTACTGCAATTCCAAATCCTGATGAAAACAAATATTCTGTTCGCTTAGAGTTTTTTGTAATTAACAATCCAGACCCAATAACCATAAATTTCTTCTTGGAAAGAATTAGATAAAATGGCAGACCGTTTAAGAGTAACAGAATTAGATTTTGATACAATCAAATCTAATCTAAGAGCATTTTTAAAACAACAATCTGAGTTTACAGATTATGATTTTGAAGGTTCAGGATTAAACATTCTGTTGGATATTCTTGCCTATAATACTCACTACAATGCCTATTATCTAAACATGGTGGCTAATGAGGCATTTTTAGATACCGCATTACTCCGTGATTCCGTTGTTTCTCATTCTAAAGTTTTGGGTTATACTCCATATTCAACCAGAGCGCCTGTTGCTATCATTGATTTTCAGGCTAATTCAGCTTCATCTACAACAGGCACATTAACTCTACCAGAAGGTTTTAGTTTTTTATCAAATCAAATTGACAGTAAAGCGTATAATTTTGTTGTTCTGCAAGATACGACCGTTACAAAAGCCAATTCAACCTATTTGTTTGAAAATTTGCAAATCTATGAAGGTCAGTTAATTTCATATGTTTTTAATTATGATGCTCAATCGAATCCAAAACAAGTTTTTATTTTGCCAGATTCAAATATTGATACAACAACAATTAAAGTTACTGTTACTCCATCATCATCAAACACAGCAGTAACAACATATCAAAAAGTAACCGATGTTTTAGACATTACTGCTACATCTGAAGTTTTCTTTTTGCAAGAAGGTCGTAGTGGAAAATTTGAAATATATTTTGGTAATGATGTAGTTGGTAAATCATTACCTGATGGCGCCTTGGTTACCGTAACTTATTTGGTAACAAATGGAACAATTGCAAATAAAGCAAATAATTTTATTGCTACAAGTCAAGTTGTTGATTCGCTAGGTGAAAGCATTTCAAATTTCACAATCAGTCCTTTGTCTGCGGCCGCTGGTGGTGCAGACCGTGAATCAGTTGACCAAATTAAATTCTCAGCTGCAGCTCAGTTCTCAACACAGAATCGTTTGGTCACATACAAAGATTATGAGACATATATTCTAAACAATTATCCAAACATTGATTCTATATCTGTTTGGGGTGGCGAAACAAATGAACCACCAGTTTATGGTAAAGTTTTTATATCAATGAAACCAAAGGAGAACTATTATATCTCTGAGGCAGAAAAACAGCGTATCATTGATGAAATCATTACACCAAAAGCAATCATTGCGGTTCAATCAGAAATTCTTGACCCGGAGTATTTGTATCTTATTTTAGATATTAAAGCTCAATATGACCCAAAGAAAACTACGGCATCTGAAACAGCAATTAAAACAAATATTCGAAATGCTATTATAGGTTATGCTGATACATTCTTAAACAAATTTGGTTCTAAATTAATTGATTCTAAAGTAGAAACGGCAATTGACAATGTTGATTTAAATGCAATTATTGGTAATGAACTTACGACCCGTGTTCAAAAACGATTTGAGCCAACTTTAAATACAAACAAAGCATACACAATTAATTTTAATGTTCCTCTACATCGTGGCACAGTTTCCAATAAACTCACATCAACTGAATTTGATGTTTTAGATTTTGGTGGCACAAGACGAACTGTTACATTGGACGAAATACCACAATCATTTACAGGTATTTCTTCAATACAAGTTACAAATCCAGGAACAGGTTATACAACAGCACCAACAGTAACGATTACAGGTGATGGAACAGGCGCAACAGCATCAGCTACGATTGTAAATGGTAGAATTCAATCTATTGATATTACAAATCGTGGTATTAATTATACCCGTGCTATTGTAACAATTTCTGGTGGTAACGGATATGGTGCAACTGCTTCTGCGGTAATTGATGCACAGATTGGTGTTTTAAGAACAATTTACTATGACACCAGCGCACAGTTACAAATTGTTTCAAATACTGCTGGTACGATTGACTATCAAAATGGTGTTGTATCATTAAGTGATATTAAGATTCTATCTGTTACTTCAGACGATAATCTAATACGCATTTCAATTGAAGCAGATGAAGCTATTTTAGAATCAACCAGAAATACAATTATTACAATTGACGAAACAGACCCAATCTCTATCGTTGTAAACTTGACACCATCTGAATAATGTCATTTGCTAATACCTCCATACTTGTAAACAGACAAGTTCCTGAATTCATTCGGGACGAGTATCCTCTTTTCATTACTTTTTTAGAGGCATACTACGAATTCTTAGAACAAAAACAAACTGGTGAAGAAAACGACCTGACACAACAGGCCAAAAATCTTCGTTATGTTTCAGATGTTGACCAATCGATTAATGAATTTGAAACCAGTTTCTTTAATACTTACGCTTCATTATTGCCAAAAGATGTTCAGGTAGATAAAGAATTCTTAATTAAAAGTGTATTACCTTTATATCTGTCAAAAGGTAGTGAAGCTGCTTTTAAATTACTATTCCGTTTACTTTACAACGATGAAATATCAATTATTCAACCTCGCAATAATGTCTTGCGTGCTTCTGATGGCCGCTGGACAATTGATAATGTATTGCGTGTTGAAACCGATGTTCGAAGCGTTTATACAGGTAATGGTGCAAACACCGAATTTGTAGTCGCTCAGCAAGTAAACTCTGGCGAAATTGATGTTTATGTTGGTGGTGTTCTAAAAACAGAAGGCACCGATTACTTTATTCGCAAAGAATCTCGCAAAGTAGTTTTTGTATCTGCACCAACTAGCAATACTAACATTGAAGTTTACTATGATGATTTCAATGTTGAACTCCTAAACAATCGCAAAATAACTGGCACGGTGTCTGGTGCTACAGCTTTAATTGAGCGTGCAGTTCCAAGAATTATTACAGACCAACTTAACTTTGGTTTGCCTTTTGAATTATTCATTAATTCAAAAACACTTATTGGAGAATTTTTAAACGGCGAAACAATTACGACCAACATCATTGACGATAATGGTGTTTTAATTAATCTTGTTGCTGATACATTCTCCATCCTTACAAAAATCAATGTAATCGATGGTGGTTCATCTTATAATGTTGGTGACCCCGTTGTTATTGTTGGCGGTGGTGCAACTACAAGTGCTACTGCTGAAGTATCTGATGTTTCAGATGGTTTTACTTCACGCATTGTTGTTAATTATGGTGGTGCAGGTTTTAAACTTGCTTCAATTATTACAAGCACAAATTTGCCAACTTTAATTACTGGTGCTGTTGATGGTGTTAACACTTCACATTTTACTGCAAACACATATTCAGTAACACAAGACATTATTGCTGATTATGCAAATACATCAATCAATGTAGCTGACTATGGATTTCCAGCTCCATTCTCTGAAAACTTAAGCACTCGTTTAGTTGATGCTTTAACTCCGCTCGAGGTAACAGGTCTTGGCCCAATTACAAACGCTGTTATATTGTTTTCGAATACATCAACAAATAATGCAATATTAGATTCAGAAGGTGCCATTTATCAGGCAGGTTCTTTCTTTTATGACATTAAAGATTTTCGTTCTATTGGCCGAATCGATATCACATCAGGTGGTTTAAATTACAAAGCTGGTGACGATGTAATCTTTGGCTCAAATCCTCCTTCAACATATGGTGTTGGCGCATCAGCCTATGTTTCAACTGTTGCAGCCAATGGTGCAGTTACAAAAATTACAATTGGGCCGCCAGCAATTGCAGGCACAGCAAATGTTTTAAACAATACGGTACAAATTACTGGTACAAATACCGTTTTCTTAGATGACTTACAAATTGGCGACAGAATTATACTTGCAGGTCAGAGTAGATATATTAACGCAATTTCATCGAATACTGCGGCAAATGTTAATGTGTCATTTAGTTTTACGGATAGCACAACTTATGCCAACAATCGTTTAGTTCTTTCATATGCAAAAGGACCAACAGGTGGTGTAAACTATACGCAAAATAATTTCCCAACAACTACCGTTTCTACGGAATCTGGCGGTGCAGGCGCTAATGTCAACATTACCTCTTTGATGGGTGATGGTGAAAGATTGGCCGCATTTACTGATGCTGTTGCTGGTGAGATTCTTGCGATTCGTTTAACAACTGGTGGTATTGGATACGAATACATTCCACAGGTTGACTTAACTGGCTCAGGTGACGGAACTGCTATTGCTAATGCGGTTGTTGGTTCTTCATATGTAACATTACCTGGTCGCTGGACAACATCCGATTCTATTCTGTCCAGTTCAGAAAGAAAACTACAAGGGCCACCATACTATTCAGATTATGCTTATGTAACATCTTCGCTAACATCGTTTACAAAATACAAACAGATATTGCGAGACCTGTTACATCCAGCTGGTTTTGCCAACTATGCAGATTTAAACAAAGAATCTACAATTCCTACTGGCACACCAAATGTGGTTATTTCTACTACCGACACCTTATCTGGTACAGTAAATGTCAATGCTTCAATCTATATTATTGGTACAGGAACCAAGTTTAATATCGCCAATGGCAACACAATAAGTATTGGTTCTAATGTTGCGGTCAATGGTGAAATTAGAACAATTAACAGTATTTTGGCTAACACAGTAATGACAGTTTCTTCTGCATTTACAACTTACTCTAACAGTCAGACCCTTATAATTGTAACATAAATACAAGTTATGCCATCAATCATTACTAAAAAACTATCTTTCAATGACGCTGAGCAATTTAAAGAAGCGTTCTTTGAGGCAAATACTCCAACAATTGCATATGTAACGATTGGCGACAGCGTTCCTTATGCCAACGAAGCTTCTCCAGATTCAATCGTTGATACTCTGGCTGCAGAACGAAATGCATGGGACAATGTTTTTGCAGGTAAAAAAGTAACAGGTAATGATGTTC